TGGTGTCCACTCTGTGGGTGGTTTATAAACAAAACTCATATAATGTACCTGTAGTAGTCGTCCTGGGCTTGTATGAAATACAAGTTCTCTATGGTGCGAGTAACTGCAACATAGAACTGTCTGTGAAGCCCATCTGGTTGTAATATTGAAGAACGTTTTTGTGCTCTAGATAGGTCTAAATACACTGCAACATTCTCCGCTTCTCCGCCTTTTGCCTGGTGAATAGTTGATATGACAATTCGCGGTTCTCCGTGCAAGTCTTCATTATTCTTTATTGCTTTCTCTATAAACGATCTTCTTTCTACGTCGATACTTTTATTAAATAGTTCTTTCCATGTTTTATTTGTAATCTCTTCTTTAAGGCCATAATTATCTACGGCTTCTTGTAAACTAATTTTTTGCCCTTTGTCTGTTTCCCGTGCAACCCTACTTATAAACCCTCTTTTAACCCCCTGTTTGCCTAGATGAAAATACAAGTCATCTAGCTCAGACAGAGTAATTTCTTCTGTTTTAATTTTTTTCCAGGTGTCTATAGCTGAAACCATTCGGTGGGGAATGTAACGAAAATGGTTGTGCACAAAAGGATAGCCATTGTCTATTAGAAACTTTCTAATGTTGTATCCTTTAGATGTATCCGTCAGCATATAGTCACAAGAGGCCATGATTAACCATTCTCCTTTCTTTAAAGGAAGACTATCAATAGAGGTCACATTACTAACGGTTCCTTGTTCCTGTCTTGGTTTATATTCTTTTGGTTCCCGGCTCATAATTCTTTCTGAAATCCTTTTTGCAATGGGGTGTACTTGTTCAGGAATACGATAAGACTGATTCAAAATGATCTTCTTTCCTTTATATTGAACAAATCGCTCTGGTCTAGCTCCGTTCCATTCATAGATAGCCTGGTCATCATCTCCAGCTATAAATGTTTTTTGTGCCTGGGTAGCTAATTTGTCCACAAGTCTCCAGTTTAGTTCTGCTAAATCTTGTGCTTCATCTACAATTAAAAGATCGAGAGGGGGAATTGTCCCATCTTCTAAGAAACTAACAATCATATCGGCAAAAGAATAAATAACAGGGGTTCTTGATAAACGAAAACTTTCCCATGCTTCTGCTAGGGGCTCTAACATGTGTGGAACAACCCCTTTTCTTTCTTCAACGCCCAGGGACAATCGTTCATCTTTCAAGGAGCGACAGTTTGTTTTAGCACGTTCTATAATCTCGAAGTAAGGATCTTGGACCACGGACCTAATGGCTTTTGCATTGTTAGGATATTTTCTGGTTAAGTTAAATTGATATTCTTCCAGGAACTCAAATATATCTCTGCCGTTAACCACTTGAGATATTCCCATGTTTCTTTTACAAAAGGCATGGCTCGTACAAAAATAAGGCATTTCTTCGAAGCTTAATCCAAATCTGGCATGGGCCCTGTTTTTACCTTCGTTAGCTGCTTTAACAGAAAAAGAAATGAAAGCGATTCTTTCTGGCGGGGTTCCCTTTTCTATGTGCTCTTCTATAATATTAAGAAGAGTAGTGGTTTTACCTGTCCCGGGAGGACCATAATATTTTACTACTCCCATGCTTTATCCTCTACGGGTATTTTAAATTCTTCTGGTGAAATACTGTCCTCCTCTATTTCTCTTACGTCCATAACCCATACTTTTTTATTGCCTACAGCTTTATCAATCCACTTGGAAGAGTTGCTAGCACCAATTTCTTTTAGTCGAGTAAATACTTCGGCTTCTTTTATGGTTCTCATCTTTTTAAACTCTTGAATAAAGACCACAAGATCACGTCCTGTAAACCACCATTCTTTAATATTTTCTTCCTCGTGCCTATAAACACCCCCTGACACGAGTGCCAGTCTTGAAGAAGACTCTGAAATTCTGCAAAACTCTAGTATACCTTCTTTTAAAACACCTTTTCTGGTCATGTCTGATGGAACTGACACTACTTGAACTTCTTGTAACCAGGCATTTAATTGCGCTACCCAATCAGACTTCTTTTTATCAGGAGGACAGATGTTTAAAACCTCCATACATTTTTGTTGATATAAAGAAAAGTTGTGTAGTTGTTTGGTTTCTAAAACAATGGTTTGTCCATCAACATCCAAGTGCCAAAGAGGTGGATCGGTCATGTATTTTCTTAGCCCACCATAAACAGGCTCTCTTTGAGAAGCGTCAATGCCATGTCGTTTGGTTATACAAATACCACTTTGACAAAAATTAACCAGGGGGGCTTTACCACATTGGTATCTATACTCTGTTTTTTCCAAGCTTTGAATAATTGCATTGAGTTCACTGTGAGACAGCGGTCTTGCACAAGCCAGTTTATTGGTTTCTTGTAGTTTATCTTTCCATTCTTCGCTCTCTGGAAAAGCTTTTCTGAGAAAAACACCATAGTTTAGTAAAGCATTATTTCTCATTCCTTCTGGTATACCGTTCAGCTTCATGTGCACCAGACAAGGAGGAGCTTCGTCCCACAAACCGTTTCCATTTAGTTCTTTTTTTCTGCCTTTGCGAATCGCAACAATGGACTCTAGTTGTTTTTCACCGACGGTTCTTTTTTTAACTATTCTGACAAATTCTTCTACGCCCGCGGCTTCTCCTTTCGCATTAATGGCATACCTAGTGGTGTCTTCCCCTGAGAAGTAAGGCATATTAAGCCAGTTTCCTGTTTGTTTTTCTTTAGGAAGCTGTTTGGACCATTCATATTGTTTAGGAAAAATCTCGTCTCCGGTTCTTCCCATAGCTGCGGCTATTTCTTCCAGTTTGTTTTGTATTTTATATGCCGGTATCGGGCTTTTGGTAAACAAAAAAAGATGCACCCCACCTGATTTTGTCATACAGGGCACAAGAGGCAACTTCATATTTTTAATTGTTTTTAAGATTTTCTTAATGTCAATGGGATATTCATCCACATCAATACATCCCCAAGAACAAGTTTCCTCGTCAGTTAATGGAACTACTCCCAAAGATAGCTTACCGGCTAAGTGATTTTTCCATAGCTCAATAGTTAAGGGTTCGTGTAATGTTTTGCCTCTACCTTCTTTTTTAATTCCATTTGCTGTGTTCTTTTGTTTCCCGGTTATTTCATAAATGCCGTGTGCTCTTTCTAAACCGGAAAAAATCTGCATAAACTTTTCCGCTGTTTTTTCCACGCGTTTCCTTTTTCATGTTTTAAAACGCTTCCCCCTTAAGCAATAGCAAAAGGGGAAAGCGCTGTTTACTTAACCGTCTTCCCAATCTTTTTTAGATTGTTCCAACGCAGGATTGCTACTACTCTTGCTAGGTCCCCCTAGTTGATCCATTCCACCCTGAGCAACAAATTTAGAAAACTCTTCAGCTTCGCTGAAAAGATCCTTTTCGCTCTCATTGAGCATCCGCTCCTGTGTAATACTATAGCTATACCAAGTACCACGATCATTGGACTCAATTTGAGTGCTCAAACGATACCAGTGAGAGTATGCTGGGGGAGTAAACATCCCTTTGACACCCTTTAGTTTCGTTCCTTGGATCATTGTGTTCCAAGCACGAGAGTATTTTAATTGCGATCCTGTCATATTAATGACACACTTTTGAGGTGTTTCATCAACGAGCGCGAAGCCATAGTGATTAGCTGTCACTGTCAGTTGGGTTTCCCCTCCTGGAGTAATCAATCTTCCTTGACTATCGCGTGTGCACCGATTTAAAAGATCAGAGTCTGAAGGATGCACAGCTTTTATGCCTCCACCTTTCTCACGCAACCCCCACTCAACTAGAGTTTTGGTGTAGTAAGCTGGTAGATACAAGACACCATCATCGCCATTAAAGATGACGTTGGTTCCACTGTAATACAGATCACCTTCTTCCGCGTTAGGATTATAGTCAGCAGACGCTTTTTGTCTTTGTGGAGACAAAGCCTGGACTATACTTAAACGGGGAGTGCGAAGATCCTCTGCACCTACTTCTCCGAAGCCTTTTTCTTCGATGTTTTCAAACAGGGACGTTATGGCCGTCCCATTGCCTTTTTTCTTCGTTGCCATATTCTTTCCTCTTTATTCGTTCAACGGTTTATTTTTGTGCGTTTGCCTGTATACACAGAGAATTTCTTCTGTGTGTCGACATCAAACGATGAGTTACCCGATTCGATCATTTCTTTTACAAATGCTCGAAGGGTGCTTGGATGGACAGCTTCCTTAGTTTCGGGTAAATACCCTTCTTTAGTAAGCAATCCTACCAATCTTTTAGCGTCCGCATCATCACCTTGGTCAAAACGAACAGTTAGGGTGTTTTTTATGATGTCCCCATGTCCCTGTTCTCTTAACCAGTTGTGTGCTGTCTCTAAATTAGCGGCAGTAATGCGTGCACTATAAAATGGAGCGGCTGAAATGCGTGAGCCGTCACTGAGTTTTAGATCAGAAACGCCGAGTTCAGCTAATTTGTCCGGGATGGCCTGTTCAGAAAGTTCTTTTTGCTGGTTTTTTAGTCTTCTCAGCCGTTCTTCTGTGTTGCCTATGTCTCCCTCCAGGACCAGTGAATCTTTGCACAATTTACTTAGACTTTTTATAGCAGATTCGTCCATGTCCTCAACTGCTTTCTTAATGTTTTCTTCAAACATTTCGTTCATTTCATTCATTTTTTCTTTCCTCTATCTATTGGTGTTACGTTATCTGCATTATTCGTTATTCGTTCTTTTGGTGGTGTGTAGTTTATCTGGAAGTCCGGTATGAAAAAAATTAGTCCTCTGTTAACTTCTGTGATTTCAACGCATCCTTCTGGATGGTCCAATTCTTTGTAGACATATCTTAGTGCTTCGTCTAAATTAGGAAAAGGTCCTATTGATTCGTTTTGTTTTTTGAAAGGAACAAAATCGATGAACCAACGATCTTTTCTGTCACTACAGAGTTCTATTTTTATCTTCGTTCTACGTTCTTCATTCATAACTTGACTCCAACTATACTATGTGTAGAATAGATTGCAAGAAATATTTTAAAAAAGAACGAGGAATGTGAAAAAAATGGATATAAGAACGTATAACTATAAAACAAAGCCCTACGAACATCAGCTAGAAACTTTAAGCAAAAGTGCACACAAGAATTTGTTTGCCCTTTTCTTAGAGATGGGACTCGGAAAGTCCAAAATACTCCTAGACAACGCCAGTATTCTTTTCGAGAAAGAAAAGATAACCGGTCTTTTAATTATAACACCAAAAGGTAATTTAAGGAACTGGGACACGCATGAGATCAATAAACATCTTCCCGATCACATAAAAAGAAATGTCCTGGTATGGCAGCCCAATCACACTAAACGATGGACCAAGGACTATGAGAGAATGGTCAAAGAGGACAGTGAAGGGGCCTTAAACATCTTTTTAGTGAACGTAGAGGCCTTTGCTACTGTTAAGGCCTGTAAGTTCGTAGAGGAGTTTCTAGTGACTCACGATGTAATGATGGCTGTCGATGAATCTACGACAATAAAAAATCCGAAAGCTAAAAGAACGAAGCATTTAATCAAATTAGCGCCACTTGCTGACTACCGAAGAATCCTTACAGGGTTCCCTATCACCAAAGCCCCCCTGGATTTATATAGCCAGTGTTATTTTCTGTCGCCTAACCTATTGGGATTCAGCAGTTACTATGCGTTTAGTGCAAGATATGCCATTACCCAGGCACGCAGGATGGGGGCTCACTCTTTTCAACAGATTGTTGGCTTTCAAAAACTAGAAGAGCTCCAGGAGTCCATTAAAGATTTTTCCATTAGAAAAAGAAAAGAAGATTGTCTGGATCTACCGGAAAAAATTTACATGAAACGCTATGTAGAACTCAGTGATGAACAAAAAAAGGCTTACGGCACCATGAAACGAAAAGCGTTAATGGTATTAAACGAAGAAGTATTCAGCACCATGAATGTTTTAACCCAGATTATGCGACTGCAACAAGTAGTTGCCGGGAGTTTGAGAAACGAGGCTGGAGAAACTGTGGTTTTAGAGAACAATAGAATACAAACCGTAGTTGATTTATTAGAAGAAACGTCAGGGAAAGTAGTTATCTTTGCTGTGTTTCAAACCGATATTCAACGCCTGGAGAATACGATTGCTGCAAGATTCGGCAAAGAATCTGTGGCTTCTTATTATGGCAAGACTCCCCAGAACGAAAGGCAAAAAACGATTGATAAATTCCAGGATCCTGACAGTGATTTACGTTATTTTATAAGTAACCCACAAACAGGGGGTCGTGGCATTACCTTAACTGCTGCCAGCACTATGATTTTTTATTCCAATTCTTATGATTTGGAAATGAGGGTCCAGGCAGAAGACCGTATTCACAGAATAGGGCAGAATAAAAGCTGCACTTATATAGACCTGGTGTCTAAGGATACGGTTGATGAAAAAATACTCCAAAATCTTTTGAGCAAAGTTAAAATTAGCAATGAAGTGCTTGGAGAAGTACGAAAATGGTTTAAATAGGATACAATAAAGCATGGCTATTAAAAAATACTTAAATGATCCAAGCACGCAAACCGTGGTGGATAAAATCATCGCGGATGTCTATCCGATACTGCGAGAACACTGTGAACAAAAGGGGGTTTCTCCCTGGGAACTTGCTACTGCCTTAGTGATGTTACTGTCTTCGGTGACAAGTAACTCGGATCTGGACAGAGAGATGTTAGTTCAATTAACCTCTTTTATTATGGAAACAACACCGGACCAAGGACTTTTTTCAACTAAACATTAGGTGTATCATATAGGGATGGCAACTTCCCAACCAGATACAAGCTTATCTTCGGCCTTTCGTTATGCGATAGACCAACCCTTGGAGAACATGGCAACCACTTTTCAGGCTCTCGGCATGGAAGAGTGGGAAACCTTTATGCGTGATCTTGTCGAAGAACCAGAGAACTACGAATCCGCAGCTGGAAAATTTATAAATTCCCAGTCTCCAGAGTGGTGGGACCTTAACTGGGAGCATTTCCCCACAGCTGTTTTTGAACAAGCGGGACAAATTGCCGGGTCTTTATTGGCAAGAGGTGGAGGAGCAGCGCTTGGAGCTGCCATAACAGTGAATCCTATTGGCGCGGCTGTTGGGGCTTTATTAGGCCCTGCTTTATTTGAAGCGGTACAGATTGCAGGTCCTGTTGCATTGGAAAGGGCAAGCAGAGCCGATCCACCAAGAGCAGAACCAAATTGGGACGATTGGAAAGGCGCGCTTGGAACAAGTGCTGCCAGTGGTGTGTTAAATGCTATAGGTATCAAGAATGTTGGGGTGCTTAACAGTATTGGCAAAGGAGCTTTCAAACAAGCTGGAAAACAAACAGTTAAAGCAGGGGTGTCTGAAGGCGTAACTGAAGGGTTCCAAGGTCTAACAGAACAGATCGGTGGTTCAGCGCTCACGGCCCAAGGACTAGAAATAGATCCTAAAGCAGCGCTTGCCGAAGGTTTGTTGGGTACTGGAGCAGGAACTGTTACGCAAGCTGGTACAGAGGTGATTGGTCAAGTAGGTCCTCCTGCCCTGGACGGCTCGCTTTATTCTAATCCGTTTACGAAACTCTTTGGCAAGAAGAAAGAAGAAGTAACAGAAGAACCTCCAACAGCTCCTCTTCAAATAGAGGACCAACGCCCACAGGAAGAAATATCCTTGGATCAAATGTTCGGTGAGCTAGAGGCTGAGGCGCAAAGAGATACTCCTACGTTAAGAAAATACCTGGAGCCAATGAATATTAAAAGTTTAATTCTTAATCTTGGTGACATGAATGGAGTAGAAACAAAAATAGCTTATGAAAATCTTGCTAAAAGAATAGAGGCAAAATTTGAAGAGAAGAACGTTCCCCAGGAACACAGACCACTTATATTGGCAGAAACTCTAAGTGATATAAAAAATGAAATGCACATGTATATAGAATCGGATGATACACGAATTGGAGTCCGACGCGGCCCTGGGGCGAGGTTTAATTTAGAAAAAGTTGACAACAATGTAGATACTAAAATAGCTCAATACAATCAAACAGGTGAGCCCGCTGCGGAGCTTCCTGATCGTCTTAAACCAGATAAGTTCACGCGCCCTTTATATAACGCACCTCAGTTTACCAGTGATTCCCCCGCGTCTGGATATACAGGGGAAACCTTGGGGCTTCCGATCGGAAGCGTTCAACGAGTTGTCTCGGATCCTACTGTTGGTTTTATGATAGGGGAACCAAATAAGTTAGGTTTTTATCCGGATAAAATAGATCCGCAAACCGGAGGTTATAGTGTTCTTAGACGACATTTAACAACAATAAAAAAAGATTTAACCTCCCGTTATGGTGTACAAGGGCTTATAAACCCAGGGAATCCATGGAAACTTTTTCTGGGACTGGGCCTAGAACAAAACAGAAATGGTTTTCCTGTGCCTAGAAAAAAACTAAAACCAATAAACAAAAAAATTGCTAACCAAGCTATTTCTTCAGGTATCGCTGAACGTCTTCTTGATCTCAAAGCACAGGGGGAGCCGGTCCTGGTAGCAGAACTAGATCAAATTCTCGACGACTATTATTCTCGTTTTAATACAACTCTTCTTTTTGACAACCAGGACGATTATTTTTACAAGCAGTCTGGAGAGGGAAGAGAAACGGCCATATCAGCTGATGAATCACAAATTAAAAAAGAGTTTTTAGCTAAAAAACAAGTACAATTTGAGAAAGAGGAGATTGAAAAGTCTGAGATTTTACCAGAAGGCTATGATCCAGGTGCTGCAAATACGCCAAGGGACCCTCTTCCAAACGGCGAAGATCGTTTCTGGAACGAATATGAGGACGTAGTTTTACCAAAAGTAGCCGAGCGCCTTGAAAAAGCAGAGGCTCTGTTCCCTGCGATGGTTCCCTTTTTAGCCCCCAAAGACCCTGCTTACAATGCCTGGGAAAACATGGATCAAACCGTGCACATAGATACACAGCTTCAAAAATACAGTGATAATAATTTCAGTAAAGAAAGAATTGGGGATAAATGGGGGGGTTATTATTTAGAACCAGCGTCCAGTGAAATTGGTCCTGGCAGTTTCCTTGAGATGTGGGCGGCTTTTCATCCCAGGCTTGATGCGGCAAGTGAAAATGCTTATGGTCTAGACCTAGACCTTAGAAAAGACCATTCTTTAGAATACGACAGAAGCGGTCCTACTCACTCCCTGGTGCCTG